TCATCGAATACTTGTTGTCCTATAGGCGATACTATTTCCTGAGCTGGATCTCCTTCATATACTGTTACAGTTGAACTATTCAGGGTATTCCAGGTCCAGCCGCCATCAGTGGATGTTTTTATCACGGGCGAATTATTAGAATCCGTACTGCATACGACTGCCATGATATCGTACATCGAACTTCCGGGACGTAATACATTATATGCACATATTTGTCCTTTCGTATCGTTCGCGAACGGCAACGAAAATCGTTCTGTCCATGCATATGCAGTTGACACACCAGCGGGATGTCCTGGCGAATGATAATATTCGTAATTTATTCCAGAATATAAGTAACGTACAGAACTATATGATGAAGTTGTAGTGCGTGCCATAAAGCACGATTGATCTAAGATCGGACCATGATATTCAGTGAGTATTATTTGTAATATAATAGTATTATATAACGGACTGAATCTACCATTACCGCCAAGTGAACCATAACCAGGATTTGTATCCTCCCATGCATTTATATGAGTACCCCATGAATTTCCGAGATCAAACGATATATTAAGATATGGTCCGAATCCTACCAATACGGTTTCCCCGGTACCAGCTAACGCAGGATATGCAATTGAATTCCACTTAAAAGATCTGGTTGGACCTCCTGTTACACTCTCATATGATATCCATCCTGCTTTATTCAGTACAATACTCCACGTCGCGCCATTATCAGTGGATCTCCATACCTTCGAACCATCATGAGCAAATAATATATCATCGGATATATTGATGACGGTTTTGCATCCCGGAGCAAAACTTGATAATGCAGTCCATGTTAACCCAGAATCGAGTTTACTTTCTATCCATCCTGTTGATGTACTACCAATTATCCATCCATAATCTATGCGAGTTAGTGTATAAATTATATGTGGTGTATTATATACTTCTACCCAACTCTTTCCATAATTTTTAGTTCTATATATTGAATAAGTACCATCTGTTTTCTTAACTATGCACACATGGTATTGACCATATACGTGAATGGGACTTTCTATTTTTTCGATGCTTCCGGGAAATGGTTCAGATTTCCACCAAGCGGCTAAATTTGTCGTGTCGAAACTTCCCAATATGAAATTTTTTCCTTCGACTACTGTTAATAAAACAGGTCTCATTTATACACTCACCAATTCAATTGTCATACCATATTTTTTAGGATAACCGCGTTTCAATAAAATATCGGCATCGAAATTTGCTTGTAATAATCTAATCCAAATATCAATATCGATGGCTGATATAGGTTGGAAAACAAATTCGCTAGCTATTCTTAGGAATCTGCGTTTGGTACCGATTTCTATTAAACCCATATCATAATATTTTAATATATCATGTTTATGAATTAATATATCATTATTTAAATATCTATTATATGTTGATTTAAACGATAGTATTGCTTCGAGTGATTTAGTTTTTAGTATTTTAATTATGGAATCTATCGAAAGATTTTCATCCATTGGTTTTTGTATAATAGGATTTATAACCAATTCTCTTTCATATATTTTCATCAGTACTGAATCTACGTTAATTCCTAAAGTATTAATAAATATTGATTCAAAATCCATTTCATATGTAAAGTCAGTATCTTCATGACAAAGCATCATATCGGAATTTATATGGACATTTAGTGGGCCTAACATCAATATATCCATATAGTAATCCAGTATGGGCAATAATAAATTATATGATATTCCTGCTGCTAGCATCTGAGGAATAAGAACATCCAATAGATCTTTTCTGGATTTTGCTATTCTCATATTTTCGTCATTGCTAAATGATATATCAACAGTTCCGGGATATCTAGATGTTATTTCAGTAATATTTTCGCCTAGTATGCTGTCTATGATAGTTTCACATGATTCTTTAGTTCCAGAACTCTTTATAATAGAAGTACGAGTCTTCAATCGATCTCTGTAATCGGTATCATCTTCTCCATAAGTTCTAGGAAGATCATATATTTGTCCCCATGCAACATCTAAATCAGTTCCCATAGCATGTTCTAGTTTTAGGGCATTTGACATAGTTTCCATTTGTCGCCAAACACCATCCAACATAGTAGCATATGACCAAACTATAGCATCTATAACTGATGTGGATGGAATGGTTGCATCATAGGTTGGGCGTAGAATTACATCGAAATCTGCGCTACTTAATGCTTTTAATAACCCGATATCCATTGAATATGTCGCAAGAATAGCATTTCTTCCGATGACTACATCAAAATCAGGTTCCGATATAAGTGTCTTTTTAAGGAGAACATCACTTAATCGATTCATCGAATATCGAATAGTTCCAGGAGGATCTTCTATTGGTTCGGATCCTGCAAAGATTATCCATTCATCCATTGTATATGCTTTTTCCCGAACGATGAATGAATCTCCTATGCCAGGTTGATCCCCTATTGGTGTTTCTCCTATTAACATATATCTCCTAAATTAAAAAATAAATTTATTCCGTTAAATACGATTCTTCTTTCTGATCGGATAATGAATATGTATCCACGGTATCTTTTCTTATTATTATTTTTATTTTGTTTGATATTTCTATTACATAATCAGTATTTTCGATGACGTCTTGAATGCGATCGAGCATTATTTGTCTATTCAGTCCATATGGAATTTCACAATATGGACAATTAACTTCGCCTTTATTGTTGCGATGCACCAGTGAATTATCTATATTAGATCGATCGCACCGCCGGCATGACCATACATCACTTTCTCCGCATGCCGGACATTTTGCCCATTTAGATGAGTCCATATGCAACCAACAATGTCCACATGTTCTGCACTTGAAATGAGATGTAACCGAAATTTCGTTGTCCCAATATGCTTTAATGTCATCTTCCGGTAACAAATAAAAATTATATGTCGGAAGTTTTACCGAACATCCAGGTATATTATGATCTTGCATCTTCTTAGCAAGAACCGGACTTATGGGAGAAATTACTAATTTATGCGGTTTTATATTCGAAGTTTCTGACCATAATTGCTGGGTTCCATCATCCCTAAATTGGGGAATGAATTTTTCTACTCCATCTATGTCTTTGAATATTTTTATCCACATATATTCGATTACAGCAGTCATTTTAAATTCTTCCTGCATTGACCATTTTTACGTATTCGCTGGATGTCAGAATAATTGTTTCATTCATTGATTCTCCCATTGTTTTTATAGTGCGACATAAATCACTAATGGGATACTGCAAATTTTTGATTGCTTTACTAACAGCATAATCATATACATATTGATTTGGAGGAGTCAATGATTTTATTCGTTCATCCGAAATTTCCCATGGTTCTGACGAATTTGTAAAATGATACCTGAAAGAAACTGCCATACCAATTTCAGGAACTGCCAATTCTTGTCGATAGAAATAACAATTTTTATATTCTTTAATTATCTTTGGACCAACAGAATCTTCTTTCGGAACTTGTCGTATGAACATATCAAATTTAACATTATCTCGATATAGTTCATCCAAAACATCCCTTCGAATATTTTCATTGAAATACATGCTACTTATATCGAAAAGTCCCGATATTTCTGGTTTTACTTCATCTATGATAATAAATTTCATAGGTATGATATATCCGAGAGATTCGTCGGGAATTGATATTGTTTCATCATTGATTGGTTTTGATATAAATTCTGGAATTATTTGGACCGAGATATCTCCCGGTGACATTGCTATTACGTGTAAACCTTGCTTCATTTTTCTTATTCTCTCCTAAAATTATATTATTTATTTTATAATTATTATATAAAAAATTAATTATATACTACTTTAGTTAGAATAAGTAGTATATAAAACTTTTGGTTGATCTATTTTTTGCTAATCGATATCAAGGGATCAAATTTCGTCATATCTCCAAGTCAAAGTTTCGTTTGCTTTATCTCCTTGGGTGGCATCATCAGCAATATGAACTTGAGTTACGACGCATTTAGAAACACCTGCGGAAGTATATGCTGTACTATCGACCAACAATGTGTTACTGGAAATATAAGTATCAGCATCTACTGGTACCGCATGATTTGAAGTTCCGCTCTTGTAATAAGTATGACCATTTGTGACATCATCCATTTCATATCCAGTAGTTCCGACTGTTCCCGCGGCTTCATCATATGAAGCAACTGGCATACCATTATCTCCGGTTGATTTGACACCGACAAATAATCCACCAGAAGTTCCTAATGCCCAATTAGTTCGTATTGATCCAGATGTATACCATCTGATGTTACTAATTTGAGTAAAGTCTCCGCTGAATGCGATGTTATGAGTTTTCCAGAAACTATAATTGAATCCAGTTCCCGGTACGACACAAGGATTCGACAAGCCTGGATTATATGAATCCATTGTGCAGTATCTTCCTTGAGTAATTGTGTTTGCCACACCTGGTGCGGCACCATTATATTCCTGTACGTTGACAGTAGCGACCATAGTTTTTTTCTCCTAAATTTTATTTTTAATTTAAATTTTGATCAAATTAATCCATATTATGAAATAATTTCATAAAGTTCTTTTCCTATTGATGATATTTCAAATTCTGATAAATTATGATGACTTTCAAAGATTTTAATATCTTCCAGAAATACAAGTTTCAAACATTCTTCTTTATATATATTACAAAATTTATTAATTTTTGTACGATCTTTTTCGTTTAGGTAACCCTTTACTTCCCACCAAATATTATAATCCTTAAGATAAAAATCAGGATGATAATATCGCCCTTCGACATCAAATGATCTTGATTCGTATTCCCAAGAAATATTAAATTCATCCAGTTTCTTGGCAATTCTCAATTCATATGAAGATCGCAACCAAATAGAATTTCCGTCTTTTGTAATGTAAAATCCGCCACCATTTCCCATTTTGGGCGGCAAATTTTTCTTGGATTCTGAAATCTTGTTATTCCGTTCAATTTTCACATCTTCCGGAAGATTTTCCCACCATTCTTGTATACTTTCGGAAATTTTTAATTTATGCTCTTCGCTTTCTGGTCCTGTTTTCAAGCCTTTGTTCCAAGCAATTTTTCCTTTATGGGCATCAGAATTTTTCTGTTTAGCTTCTTCAGTATGCTTCTTTCCTTTGAAAGTACTTGGTTTGCCTTTTTTGGCATCAGACATTTTCTTTCTAGTTTCTTCATCCCAATGTTTGCCAAAATTATGGTGAAGTTCTCCGGTCCTTCCGGACATCGGATTCGGGATTTCTTTACGAACTTCTTTCATTCTGTCCGAAATTTTTTTCTTTGATTCTTCGGACAATTTAGAACCTTTCTTCACTACTAACACCATTCTTTTACTTTCTTAACTTAATTTCTGCCAAATCTTGTAAATTATCAGAAAATTTTTCCATAAGTTCGGAATCAAAACATTCATCAAATGTTGATCGTATAAATGATCTTTCCGGAATTATGAAAAGTGTCATGCCTTGGTGCATTTCAGATTCATTATCTTTGTTTTTAGCAATGATAGTTCTTTGTATACCATATTCATTACTAGCCGCATACATGGCAATTTCGCCATCATCTAATATTCCGGACGTTACAGTTATCAAATTTTCCGAACCTGTTACTTGATGGGAAACACTTCCTAACATAATCCCGGAATCGATTAGAGTATGCGAAGATCCTTTTTTTTCTATAGTACTTGATGCATTAGGCGGTGGAACATTGCTTAATATTTTAAGGCGTATTCTATTTTCGAGTTCCATACCAAGAAAATCTGCAATTTTATCCAATGATGAAACACTATTAACCGTCATTATTACCACGCAGAAAGCCCGATGATCTGACCGCTGCCTGCCGCAATTGGAGTGTAGGTAACTTCAAGAAACACCTCGGCCAATAGGATGCTTTCATTGTTACAACATTGCCATCCCTTGAACCCAAATTCTACAGCATCACCGCTTAGCATACCCCACGCAGTATCGGTTATGGGATTTTGATTGTAGGTATAAGTGTAATAGGTCCATTTGGTGTCGTAAAGGGCCTCCAGGGACTCGGCGTGGCCCCCTACCCCAGACTTATACACGTATCCACCGATGTTGCTGTAATGACCATAAGTGCCGTATAGATCTTTGGCAATAAGTGTCAGCTTTATTTGGCTATAAACGCCAGGAGGAAAATTAAATTTGTACGTTTCGTACAGGGTTGTTCCACCTGTTCGGTAGCTTCGGACGTATGTAGCCGTGGTTTGGTCACATACTTTGTCCCAATGCTCGCCTGAAGAGGGTTCTTGTTGGTAACACTGCTGGTACGCCCCGTTCGCAACTGGGCGAAGAGTTGCTGTAACCATCTACGTCGCCTCCAATTCCAAGTCAAGAGTGACCTGCTCACAGGTGGTTATGCTGCTAGTGATTGCAGTTATGTACTTCCCGGCTGCGACTGTCCAGCCGTTACCGGAATTAAGGCCCGTCTCGGCGTAGCTTGATGCACTCGACAAGACAAACGAATCGACAGCAGTGCCAATAGCGGCATTGTAATCGTGGACATAGATCGTGATCGTGATCGAGCCAGACTTCAGTGCACCATCAGTATCTAAGCTTCTAATGTATGCTTTCGTAATCTTACTGGCTATAGGAATTCTCTTGGTGGATGCTTCGGCAGTCAGAACAGCAGAACCGTTGCCGAATGGAAAATTAACACCAAATATAGGAGTTGCCCATGATGCATCCCCGAGAAGTCGCTGTTTCGTATTCGGATATTTCTGCATCAAACCATGAGCAGACGTACTTGCATCAAGATCTGTATTATTATCGGGAGCACTCA